TGTAAGACCCTCAAGTGGGTCACCGCCAGCTGCACCACCGCTAGCAGCATCTTCCCTCGCACGAGCTAGTTCAAGCTCTGCACGCTTTTGAGCCTCGGCTGCATTTACTACAGCGTTGCTCTTCTCAGTAGCAGCCTCTGCTACACGATTTTCCGCATCGGCAATTCTTTCACGAGCGGCAATAACAGGTTCGGTACCTTCAACGCCTTCCTTTGCAAGACGCTCCTGCTCCTTGGCAAGATCAGAGTTACGATCCTTTGCGCGACGAAGGTTTAGATCAGCCTCTGCAAACGCAAGCTCTGCTTCCTTACGGGCACGAGAGTTAGGTGGAAGGTCCTGAACTCTGAGCAGTGTCTCACGAGCTTTTTCAAGCTCAATGGCGGCCTTCTTTTCAGCAAGCGCTGCGTCCTCTGAGTCAAAGTTAAGTTGTTGTAGTTCTTCTTGACCTTCTGCAAGAGCCTTGTTAAGCTCAAGTTGTGCCTCTGCAAGTTCATTCGTGGAATCTGCAAGTACCTTGTCAGCCTCACGTAGCGCTTCCTTGTTACGACGAATCGTGTCCTTTAGCGCCTGGCTGGCATCATCTATTCGTCGCTGAGCAGCCTTTTCATTTCCGCCACCAGCAGCCTGCTTATTTAGCTTGGATACTGCCGCACCAACGCCACCTAATGCTAGTTTTGCAGTTATTGCCGCCAATCCAAGTGCGACAAATCCACCCGCAAGTGAGATTGCTGCAGGGGTTGCCGCAACTAGAGACCCGACAACGGACACAAGTCCACCGGCAAGAGCTCCTAGCGCTGGGACAACAACACCAATAGCTGCTGAAAGTTTATAACCACTTCGAATAAGCTCGGTAAATCTTTCTCTAGCTGCCATAGCCTGATCAGAAATTCCGCTCATGTCAAGCTTGCCAACTTTAGCAAAGGAGCGTGAGAAGTTCTTACCAAGCGTAGAACCCGCCTGGTTTCCGATGTTACCTATACCTCCAAATTGTTTTTGGACGTCCTTGGTAAATCCAGTTGTAATCGCGCGGACAACGATATATGCGCTACCTACTACTGCCATCTTCTCACCTCCTTTCCTCTTTTATAAAGTTAACTTTTATCCGAGTGGAGCGTCAAGGACGCTGCCAAATGGCTTTGCTGCGTTGCTGTTCACTGGTGTTGGTGCTACGTATGGCTTTGGTGGAGCTGCAGGGTTGAAAGAGTCGATCTTTCTTTCCTTTAGGTTCACCGGTGTAATTTCATCCTCGATGTCAAAGTTCCTCGATGTTGCAGTTGAACGCGAGGACCCTGCGCCTGAGGAGTACTTATAGGTTGTGTTGTAGAGCTGTCCATACAGTGAGGATCTCATCTTGTCACGAGCTTCCGCCTGCTCAGGCGTGCTGTAATTTAGATCATCCTCAAAGAAGTAGTGAATGACGTCAAGCATGCTAGTTGATTCCATGCTTGAGAGTTGGAGTCCGTTCACTATAGCTCTTCCATTCACATAAGGCCAGAGATCAATCCCCCACTCTAGGAGACTTCTGGCTGCTCTTCCGGGCGGCCTGCATATTCCTCAACTAACCATGAGGTGATTTCTGCAAGGGTTTCCATGTTTACGATCTTGTCCTTTGAGTGAAGCAAGGCGTCAAAACGCGCGTAGCTCTCGTCGTATAGAACAGTGCCAAAGAATGTACTGATGATAGCCGCGGCTGCCGCTGGGTCATTATCGTTACCTGACTTAGCAACTAGATCGAGCAGTACCTTGCCCTGTACTTCAGGCATGCACGTAAATTCCTCGCCGTGCAGCTTAAATGACAAAGGCGCTTTTTCACCAGTACTAGTACCAGCTCCAAAATCCTTAAATCTTGTCATGTCTTATCTCTCTTCCTTTTCCGTTTGTGTCGCTGAGACCGTTTAGTCTCGAGTATTACTTTATCAAATAAAGCTGGTCAGTGAGGTAGCGGTTTGGCCTTGTTCCAGGGTGATTAACTTTTCTGGTGTAAACAACTCGGCCTCCTGCTGAAAATCTCAAGACCTGCGCACGTGATGGTGTAATCACATGCGGCTTTGTTCCTTCGTGATGCATAAGCGCGTGGCTTAGTGGAGATCCAACCTCAACGTACTGACCTGGGCCAGTTCGTCCTTGTCGAACATGTATTGACGCCTTTAGGGCTCCGGTGTCAACTCCAACTTGAGCACGTGCCTGCTCACGAATCTTTGCTCCCTTGACAAAAAGATATGCACCAACCTGTCCACGTGGAGAGTTGAGCAACTTGTCAAGTTTTGGGTAATCCCATTCAATACGTATAGCCATTATGGAACTACCATCGTTAGCTGCATTGTGGTGACTTGGAAACCACCTGCCGGTGTTGTTCCTTCAACGGTTGCGATTACACCCATTCCAGAGCCAACCTCGTCCCACTGGTCAAACTGGTTTAGTGATTCCAAAAGAACCCATGCGTCAACAGCAGATATGTATGAGGCTTCCTCGATGGTGGTTCCTGATGGTGGTCGTCCGCTTTGTCCGACCGTCGGGATCTCACGGGCAATGGAGATGCTAAGAACAACGCTGCGTGGCATGTGACAACGCTGCGGAGTACTAGCCTCATCGCCAGGTGTGCCTAGATAAGCCTGAACAAAGGATACAACGAGCTGCGCACAGTCGATGGCTGGAGCGCCAATTGTCCAGTAGCGACGTTCAGGTAGAGGAACGTCATATGACTGGAAAACGGCTTCAACCTTCTCCAGCGCACGATCCATGACCAGCTTAAGATTGAGCGCATCGGAGGATACTCCGGATATGTCTATGGTAGCCAATTTAGGCCTTCTTTACCTTGCCTGTTGGTTTTACCGCGGGTGCCTGAGAAGGTGTCTCTAGGGGCTTCTGAGCGCCTTTTGGAGTGGTCTCTTCGGCAGCCTTAGTAATCTTTTTAGGCTTCTTTGGCGCGCCATGAATAATCATGTCAGCTGCTGTAAAGTTTGTCATTATTCTTGTCATTATGGTAGTTCCTCTCTATGTAAGTGTTCCACCGATGGTGAACGCGTTTATGTTCGACTGAGCCATTTGGATCTGGAGGTTTCCAGACGCAATGTAGACAGTCTCTGTTGTTCCCGGCTCGGTATTGCTTGGGCGTGAGGCGTATAGGTCCCACGTTCCAGGGTCAACCATGCCAAGCGTCATAAGTGCATCGGCGTATGTAATGTTCACGGTAATGTCGTCGTTGTCTGAGTCAATCGCAACCGCACCTTGATCCAGATCAAGCGAGTTTGTACCAGCGTAGTTACGGATAACTATGTTTGGAACCCAGCCTACCTGGTCGTTTAAGAACTCGGCGTTGATGTATGGTAGTGGAACAGTCATGCTTCCACCTAGATCACGAACAACCGTGATGTCAAGGTTGCTTGCGCCAAGCTTAAACTCCTTGACGGTGTAGCGACGAGCACGTGGAACGTCAGGGCTAAACACGCGCGCCTTTGCGCGAGCACGGTCAGGGTTAGTTGACTTTAGGAAAAGATCAATTGAGTATAGACCTGTGCGTAGGTCGTCAATAAAGTCTTGTGAATCTAAAACAGTGTATGTAACGCCTTGGCGTGAGATTGAAGTTACGCGCTCAGGAAGTGCACAGTCATCAGCACCTGACCAAAGCTTTGCAAACTCCATGGCAAGTGTTCTTGCTGCCATCTTGCCTAGGGTCGGAGGATATGTTCCATATGAGTACGTGATCTCTGTGTTGCACGGTGTCCAAGGGACACCAGCCGCGGCCTGGAGGGTCGAGTGATCTACAAGGTAGTACTCGCTTGGGTTGATAATTGCTCCGTCACGACGACGTACCGCATGAATCTTTTGAACTGGACGTCCACGTAGACGAATACGTGATTCTGGTGATAATCCATCACTCACCAGCTCGGCGTAGTCATCAAACTCTTCAGACGGGATGTTGTAGACGTCACCGTCAAGAAGTACAGGGTTATATGTGCGCGATGATGCGCCAAGGCGGAATGAACGATACTGGCATACGTAACGCTCGGTTACCGTTGTTACACCTGAGTACTTACGTCCTGAAAGTGCCCAAAGAATATGAGATGCTGACTTGCACGCCTCGTAGGCAAATTCTGAATCTGCGTAGGAACCAAGTTCCTCAGGCTGCACCCACAAATTGCTCATATCCGTCTTCCTTCTCTACTAGCAAAACGGGCGACGTACCTGTGTATTTATAAAACACATCGGCACGCCGCCCGTCCTAATGACTGCTACGCTGTTGGGTCCTCAGTCGATGCGATGATGAAGTCGATCGGTAGGTCAGCGTTGTATTCCTCGTTACCAGGTACGTTGTACTCAGAAGTTGAACCCTCTGATGCAAAGTCGGTAACTGCGCGGCTATTGGCTTCAACAAGCGCTGTACCTGCTGGGCTAACTGCTGTAGATGTAACATCTGTAGCAGTCTTAGCAAAGCGGAAGCTTGTTGTTCCAGGGATTGCTGTGATGACGTGTGTACCGTTGAAGGTAGAGTCAACGCCAGCAACAACTACAGTGTCGCCAACTGCGAAGCCGTGAGCAGCAGATGTAGTCAATGTGGCTACGTTGCTGGTTAGAGCCTTGTTGGATACTGCAGCGTTTAGGTCACCGTGCCATGTGTAGAAGCCGTTGCGTCCTGTTGGTGCCCATGTTGCACGAGCATAGCTGTATGGGCGCTCTGTAGCAACTGGGAATTCCCAGCGCTCATCTAGACCGGAGCCAAACAGTGTGTTTCCAAGACCGTAGCCTTCGAAGGTGTTTGCAAGCAAGCCGTTTTCGATGACGCGGTCACCGGACTGGCGTAGCTTGACGTATGGGAACACCCAGTGGAAGTAAGGAAGAGTTGCACTCTTCTTGCCTTCCTTGATTGCGAAGGACCAGGTCTCAATTGCAACACCGTTACCAGCTGGGTCATCGCCAACTCCTGGTGAAGACCAACCAACTGACTTACGGTCAGGTGCAGCAAATGTGCCTAGGTTCTTGCGAAGCAAGAGACCGCCTGAAAGCAGCTGTGTTAATTCTGGATCTGGCTCGCAAATTGCGAGTTCCATTGTGATTCTCTTTAATGTGTCAGGTGACTGATATACAACACAGACGGTGCCATCGGCAGCCTTCTCTGTGATCTCGTCGCCTTCCTCATACTCGGGTGTGAACGAGACTCGGATGAAAGCTGATGTGGTGTAGCTGTCACCGGGTCCATTCAGAAGATTTCCAGCGGCATCGAGTCGAGTAACTCGGATTGATACACCCTGGATGCTAGCAGCGTAATCTTGAGTAGCCATTCAGCTTTCTCCTTATGGTTTGCTTAGGTTATGCAACCGAAGGAAGTGTCACCTGTGCGCAGAAGTGTACTGATGGATCGAAGTACACTGCAGCAGGGCGAACTGCCTTGATTAACATATCGTTGATACTAACATTGGCTCCCTGGGCCAGACTGTCATTTACGACCTCTGGTTTGCCAAGGTGGACGTCAACAGGACCTGTTGCAAACATCCATTTATTAGTCAGAGACGCCGCAGCAGCGCCGTCACCGACAGGTCCGTTACCTGAATACCCAGAACCAATAACAACCGGAGTACCTAGACGGGTCATAACCTGTCCTTTGTCCGGATTGCTCGAGTCTTGTGAGTAAACAAGGCGTGATCCAAGAAGAGATGCAACATCGCGTGTCATATGAATAACGCCATTGGCGCCAACAGGTGAGTTAGCAAGTGCTCCTTCAAGAAGATATAGTGCCTCAGATGCGTTGTGCGCACCGTTGAGGACTTCAGTAACTGAGGCAGCCTCAGTCAAGTAAGAGTTCCCATTTGTTTCAGCTCGTGCGGCTAGGCCGTCCCAAAGCTCACGCTCACATGCCTTTTGTGAAGCAGCCTCAAGCTGCTTAATCACAAGTGCAAATCGATCCTCACCTGGAAGACCAAATGTAGAACGTGCATCTTCAACTTCAATGAAGAATGGGTAGTAATCACGGTAGTTGTTGTCAGCCGTGTTTGCCGGGGCAGATAGCTCACCGTTTGTGACAGTTTCGTCATTTACAGTAAGCAGACGCACGGTTGCATTTGAGTCAAACTCGTATGCAAGACCGCGTACCCAGCGCTCGTCGTATTCGCGTGCTGTGTGAGTCATCACACGGGCGACGCTAAAGAGCCCTACAGGAGAAGGCACCAATTCAGGTGCTTTATAAATTCCACGGAATGCCATGTCTTTTTCTATCTCCTAGTTCTCTTCAGCGTCGCCACGTATGACTTTACTATTTACCGGTTATCGGCTTAGTACTCGATAGCCGCAGCGGTTGCGCCACCAGTTGTGTCACGGAGAGCAGCTGCTACACCGTTGATGCTGATGGTTGATGTTACCTTAAGTGACTCAACGCCAACCTTTGCAATTCCCTCGAAGGTCTCAACGAACATCTTGTAGTCGTTGGTTCCAACAAGTGAGCTGTCGCGGATGATTCCGAGATCCAATGTACCGCCATCTAGGAACAAGAATGTTCCCTCAGCGAACATGAACCAGTCGAAGCTGTCAGCGAACTCAACAAGTGCACCTGTTGACTGTGCGCCGAAGACGCCAGCGTCAAGAGATACTGTCAAGTTAACGCCACGAGCTGCGACGTAGCCGTCGATCTCAGCGTATGCGTTTAGTGTGTTGTCACCAGGCATCGCAAGAGCAAGGTCAGCAGCCATAGCGTCCTTCACCCATGAAGGAATGATTACACGCAATGGTGCATCAGCCTCTAGACGGTGACGTGAACGGTAAGCAGCAGCCGCACGGCCGATCTGGACTAGGAAGTCGCGACCGAAACCAATAAGGCTGGTTGTTGTTACTGCTGTTGAAGCATCACCGATCTTTGTAAGAAGGTTCTGCTCTGCCTCGCGTGCGTGCTGGATTAGACCAAGCTCGTTGTGACGAGCGATCAACTCAGGGTACGCGCGAGTTGCCAAGTTACCGAACTGCATCTGTAGAGTTACAGCGTCAGTTGCGACGGTGTTCTCAGAAGCTGCTGTAACAGTAAGGCTTGTCTTGCTTGATGG